TTCGACCTTTTCGTTAGCTGTTATTGACCCGACTACGGGTGAGTACGAATACCTGCTGAATAAGGATGTGAACTACATCCGAGCGGCGTATCCTCCCCCAAACAGTACGGGTAAGCCTAGGTACTATGCGATTTGGGACGACGCCACCATGATTCTTGGGCCGACTCCCGACCAAGCGTACACGGCTGAACTGCACTATTATTACTACCCGCCGTCAATCGTAAATAACTCGACTTCTTGGTTGGGTGACAACTTTGAAACGGTATTGCTCTACGGGTCATTGCGCGAAGCGTACACCTACTTGAAGGGTGAGCAGGACATGATGACCTACTACGAGCAGAAATATCAGGAGTCGTTGGGACTCCTCAAACGTCTTGGCGATGGCTTGGATCGTCAGGATGCGTATCGTTCTGGACAAGTTAGGATTCCGGTGACTTGATGTTTAGTGGAAACGTAGAAGTTGGGCAGGTATTTGTGCAGACGACTGACCGTCGTGAGCATACTGTCGAAGAAATTGCAGAACGTGCGGTAAACCGCATACTCAGTGCCGATTCAAAGGAAGCACTGCATTATTGGCTGGTGAAGTATCTACGCGAAGCCCAAGAAGCGGAGCGCAAGATGATATGTAAGAAACTAGATCAACAAGGCTATGCGGAAATCGCACAATTAATTGGAGACCTCTAATGGCTATTACTCAGGCAATGGCAACGTCGTTTAAGGTTGAAATCCTTGACGGCATTCACAATTTTGGTACCGGCGTAATCCGTGCATCGGCTGCTGCGGATGTGTTTAAGCTGGCGCTGTTCACTTCGTCGGCTACGTTGGGCGCTGCTACAACGGCGTATAGCACGACAGATGAGGTTTCCTCGTCTGGCACGAACTACCCGGCGGGCGGTTTGACGTTGACGATCTCGCAGGTTCCCACTTCGTCTGGCACGACGGCTTTCATCGACTTCGATGATTTGACCTTCCCGAGCGCGACGATTACGGCGAACGGCGCGTTGATCTATAACGCTACGCAGAGCAACAAGGCTGTTGCGGTTCTGGCCTTTGGTGGTGATAAGACCTCCACGGCTGGTAACTTCACCATCCAGTTCCCTGCTGCCGCTGCTTCGACCGCGATCCTCCGAATCGCCTAAGTAGGCTACGTCTGTGACGGACGTAGTAGTAACCCTTGAAGGCTGGAACTCCATTACAGGATGGGGCGAAGGCGGATGGGGTACAGCATCTGTAAGCTTCACCGGTACCGGTGAGGTAGGGACGCTTTCGTTTGTCACAGATCAAGTTATTGTAGTCACGGGCCTTGAGGCTACGGGTGAACTCGGTACGGTCTTTGTTTCTACCGAGCAAATCCTCTTAGTCACAGGGCTAGAAGCTCAGGCGATACTCAGCGATGAAGTTGTCGTTGCTGATGCGATTGTTATTGAAGATGGCGTTGAGGGTACGGGGGAGCTAGGCGATGCCACAGTCTTCCTTGAACTCATTGTGCCGGTCACGGGCGTTTCGGCGTCTGGACAGATTGGTACGGTGTCGCTTGTCACTGAACAGATATTGTCGGTTACGGGAGTTGAAGGCACGTTCCAGATCGGTAACTTTATTGTTATCGCTGGGCACACTCAGGTCGTAACGGGCCTTGAAGCAACTAGCGAACTGGGCGATGTAGCCGTCTTTACTGATCAAGTTCTGGTTGTAACTGGACTTGCAGCAACCGGCGCGGTTGGTACGGTGTCGCTCGTTACAGATCAGGTTCTGGTTGTAACCGGACTTGAAGGTACAAGCGAACTTGGCGTTGCGACTCAAAATTCTATTTACCCTGTTGCTGGGGTAAGTGGGACTGGACAAGTTGGGACGGTTCAGGTACGGATAGATAGAATAGTCATTGTGACCGGCGTATCTGCAACGGGTAATATTGGTTCCCAATCGCCAGCAGTGAACGTGTGGAGTTTGATTAATACAGATCAGAACGCGAACTGGACACAAATCGCGGCGTGAGGTAACTAAAAATGCCGTCTACATTTTCAACAAATTTGGCCCTTGAACTCCTCGCTACAGGCGAAGGAGCAGGTACGTGGGGTGACACCACTAATACCAACTTGGGAACCCTGCTTGAGCAGGCCATTTCTGGTTATGTCACTCAGGCCGTATCTACCGGTAATGACACGACCATCACCATCCCGAACGGTGCGACCGGTGTCGCCCGTAATATGTACATTGAGTTGACAGGAACCGGTGGAGCCAGTACCAACCTGATCGTTCCTGCTAACAAGAAACTCTACTTCATCTTTAACAACGCCTCTGGTGCGGTGACGGTAAAAGTTTCTGGTCAAACGGGCGTTTCGGTTCCGGCGGGAAGTAAGTTTATTCTCGTATCAAACGGTACCGATATTGTTGAGGCAACGAGTTATTCAGCGGGTGTTGGAAGTAGTCTTAACCTGACTACGCTAACGGCGACCTCGGCTAATATCACGACGCTAACTAGCACTAGCGCCAACATCACGACGCTAACTAGCACTAGCGCCAACATCACGACGCTGACTGGTACAAACTTTTCTGCCACAAGTTTGACGTTAACCAACGCGCTGAAAATCGCGGAAGGCGGTACTGGACTTGATACCACGCCGACTAACGGCCAACTTCTGATCGGTAACGGTACTGGTTACGCTCTGTCTACATTGACGGCAGGTGACGGAATTTCGGTCACTAACAATGCGGGCAGTATCACAATTGCAGCGAGTGGCGGCGGTCTTCCTACCGTTACAGTCACAGCATCTACTGCGATCACTGCGGCGGTTAATTTCCACTACGTTTTGACTGCTGCAACAACCGCCACGGTTACGCTTCCGGCCTCGCCTACCATTAGTGATACGATTTACGTTACGGTTGCTAACGGCTTGGTCACGAATGTCGTGGCGCGTAATGGTAAAAACATTCAAGGTCTTGCCGAGGACCTGACGCTTAATGCGACTTACGCTTCGGTACAACTTAGATACTCAGACGCAACTGAAGGATGGATCTTCGCATGAGTCAGTACACTCAATTTTCTGGCAATACGCCAACACAACCGGCTTGGACCAGAGCTTTCAACTCTTCCACCACTTTTGTACCTAGTCAGTCTGGGTGGTATCAGTTCTTAGTGGTTGGTGCTGGCGGCGGTGGTGGTGGCGCAGGATGGGACACGCAAAATTTAGGTAACCTATACGCACTAGGCGCTATTGGTGGTGGTGCTGGCGGATGTGCTGTTAAAACCGCTTTTGTTGCTTCTGGTGCGTCAATTGTTATTACGTTAGGCGCAGGGGGCACCGCAGGTACTGGCAATGCCGGTAGCTCTGGTAATGGAAATAGTGGCAGCATTACTACTGTAGTTGGTGGCGGCGTCAGTATCACATGCAACGCTGGCTCCGGTGGTAATGCTACAGCTGGTGCCGCTAACCTCAATTCCAGTGTCGGTGGTAATGCTAACGGCGGTGATTACAACTTTACTGGCGGTGGTTCTCAATCCGCTACCATAAGCACTTATTTTACGACTCCTAGAGGCGGCGGTTCAGTTGGGTTTTGGGGCACAGGTTACACAGCGGCTGGCCAACAGGGCGCGGGAACAGGTGGCGACGGCAGACAAGGCGGTAGTAATAGATCGGGTGATGGTTACTCAGTCGCCCAGTACGGCGGCGGGGGCGGTAACAATTTCGCCGTTGGTGCTAATCTTCAGCCTTGGGGCGGTCCGGCTCCTGTTTTTGGCTTACAACATAATGGGTTTGGTCAAACCCCCGTCAGCGCCAGTAACGCTGTTGCTCTTCCATATCCCGATGTTGGTGCCGGTGGAGCAGCTGTATCAGGCTCAACTTCCAATAGCAGAACTAGAGCCGGTTTGTTTGGAGGCGGAGGCGGAGCTATTAATTCAGGCGCTACCGCTGGCGCTGCGTCTGGTGGTGACGGCGGTAGAGGCGGCGGCGCCGGTGGCGGGGTTTCTCTCGGCTACGGTGTTGGTAACGGCATAGGCGTTGGCGGTGCCGGTGGCGGTGGTTTCGCTATGATAGGGTTTTTAGGATCATGAACAACATTTACACAGTAACTGAACTTGACGGTTCAACCCGCGACATCATCTCTGATCAGGCGTTTGTAGACCAATATTATCCCGGCAGGTGGGTTTTGGTCGGCCCTGAGATTCAGCCAGATCCTGTTGTGCCATACCCACCGATTACACGGCTGGCTATGATTGATAGATTCTCGGACGCTGAATACACAGGCATTTTGACTGCGGCAAAAACCGACGTTGAGGTGCAAGGTTGGCTAGATCGTTTCTATGCGGTAAGCAAAATTAACCTAAAAGACTCTCGTACTATTGACGGAATTAACATGATGGTCAGCAAAAATTTGCTAACTCAGCCTCGTGCTGATGCGATTTTAACTGATCCAGTTCAACCCGAAGAGATATGGCAGCCTTAAGATATGGTTTTATTCAAAGGCCATAAAGTAGCTTTTCTGTTTCCCTCTAAAACGGGGTCAACAACGGCCGCGAAGTTCTTGATGAATTGCAAAGATGCGGTTGTTTTTGACGATAGACATGCTACGCCCGAAAGAGCTATTGAGTTTGAGCCAAATTTAAGCGAGTACAAGGTTTACTCTTTTTTACGAAATCCCGCTGAACGGTTTGTCAGTGGAATATTGATGTTTAAAGAGTACAAATACACCCAGCAGTTAATAAAAGTTTTCTCAAGAAATGATATTGCCGACTATAAAGACTTTATAGAAGTTTATTACGAACGCCATAAAGACGTTAATTTTGCGGGTTTGCTGTTTCCACAAGTTAGATATTTTAATAGTGACTTGGAAGTAACCGCTCTTGACTTTGACAATTATGAGTCTGAGTTAAGAAAAGCGACTGTGGGTCTTGGGTTAGATGATTTCCCGATAGGCTGGGAAAACAAAGGCGCGTATGACGGCAAAAAAGAAATGGCTAAGAAAGTTGTTAGCTATGTAAAAACCAAATACGCCGAAGACTGCGAACTTTGGTTTCAGAAGTTTGGTCGGAGGATAGACGCATGATGACAATGATTAGTACGTTTCTGTCCTTCCTTGCGGGTGGGCTTCCCAAGATCCTGCAAATCTTCCAAGACCGGCAGGACAAGAAGCATGAGTTAGCCTTGGTCGCTGCCCAGAAGGAGCGCGAGTTGGCGCTGGCCGAACGAGGCTTCATTGCTCAGGCACGGGTAGAAGAGATCAAGCTGGAGCAGATTCAGACTCAGACGGCGGGCGAAGAGCGTCAAGCCCTGTATCAGCACGACATGGAAATTGGTAAGGGTGCTTCGCAGTGGATGATCAATCTCCGCGCCAGCGTCCGTCCGGTTGTGACATATATCTTCGTGTTAGAACTCGTTGCCATCAATATCGCTGGAGTCTGGTACGCCTACAACACGGGTGTGCCGTTTGCCGCTGCTATGGCAGAAGTGTTCTCGGATGACGAGATGCTAATCCTGTCTTCAATTATCGCCTTCTGGTTTGGGACACAGGCTTTTGGCAAGAAGTGAAAGTCAGCCCCGCTGCCATTCAGATGATCAAGCACCACGAAGGGGTGAGGACTAAGCCTTACCGCTGTCCGGCGCTTTTGTGGACTGTGGGCGTGGGTCACGTGATTGACCCGACTCATGCGACGGTGAAGTATGAGGAGCGCAAGAATCTACCGATACCCGCAGGCTGGGACCGGGTTCTCACGATGGACGAGGTGGATCGGATACTTGCTCAAGACCTTGGCCGGTTTGAGCGTGGTGTGGTTCGACTTTGCCCTGCTGCTGTTGGCCGTCAGGGAGTCTTTGATGCTCTCGTATCTTTTGCCTTCAACGTGGGTCTTGGCAATCTCCAACGCTCTTCCCTTCGGATGAAGACCAACCGAGGTGAGTTGGAAGAGGCGGCTGACGAGTTCCTGAAATGGACGAAGGCTGGTGGTAAAGTACTGCCGGGATTGGTAAAAAGGCGCAACGACGAACGGGCGTTGTACCTGTCAGGGGTTGTCTAATGCCACTTCAGAGAGTTGATTTCAGGCCCGGCGTCAATCGAGAAACCACTAACTACGCTGGTGAGGGCGGGTTTTTCGTCGTAGACAAGGTGCGGTTCCGTGGTGGCTACGCCCAAAAGATCGGCGGCTGGGTCAACATCACTAATAACGCTAATACCTATAACGGCGTAGCCCGGTCGCTGTGGAACTACTCGACTCTGGAAGGACTTAACCTTTTAAGCGTAGGGACCAATCAGAAATTCTACGTCGAGCTTGGCGGCGTCTATCACGACATTACCCCCCTTGCTTTCTCGGGGACGCTTTCTAGCGACCCAATCCGTACTACTGCTGGAAGTAAACTCGTCAACATTACATCGACGGGACACGGCGTATCACTCGGTACGTTTGTTACTTTCTCTGGCGCGACCGCTGTCGGTAGTTTGACTATTAACGGAGAGTACGAGGTCATCTCGGTTTCGAGCGCCAACTCGTTTGTCATTGCAAGCCCAACGCCCGCCGGGTCAACTGCTACAGGCGGTGGCTCTCTCGTTATCGGGCAATACGACATTGATGCCGGTACTGCGGTCTATACGACTTCGGTTGGTTGGGGCGGCCCTCCGTGGGGTTCTGGTACTTGGGGTTCTAGTACTCCAGCAGGTGTACCGCTTCGTCTTTGGTCGCAGTTTAATTACGGCAACGACCTGATTTTTGCTGAAAACAACGGCGCTATTTACTACTGGACTAAAGACACTTCTACATGGTCAAGAGCAACGACTCTTGAGGCTAAAGCAAATTCTGTAGAAAAAACGGCTACGACGGCAGCTTACGCTTCGGGGTCTATTACCGTAGTTGTTGCAGATGCAACCGGAATTAATACGGGCGCGGTTGTTTCGGGTAGTGGCATTCCGTCTGGCACTTATGTTCTGGCTACGTGGGACGGCAGTACTTCGGTAACACTTTCTACGGCTACAACGGCTTCTGCTACAGCGTCTTTGCTGTCTTTTAGTTATTCGGGCCGACACGTACCGAACGAAACGGCGTTGATCCTCGACTCCCCGGTTGACGATTTCACCGTATGTATGGGGGCTAACCCGTACGATCCGACTAACTTTGATACCGCATTTGATCCGCTCGTTGTTCGTTGGTCAGATGCCGATAACCCGTACGAGTGGGTGCCTGAAGTTACGAACCAGTCAGGTGAACAACGTCTGGCTAATGGCTCTAAGATCGTAGCGGCTACGACAGCGCGTCAAGAAATTGTCGTTTGGACAGACACGGCTGTGTACTCCATGCAGTACCTCGGGCCTCCGTTTGTCTTCGGCTTTACGCTGCTTGATCAAGACATTTCTATCGCATCGCAGAACGCGGTCATTAACGTCAACAACGCCGTGTATTGGATGGGACTGGATAAGTTCTTCGTATACGACGGTCGCGTAAACACACTGCCTTGCACGATCCGACAGCATATATTTAGTACGCTAAATAAAGATCAAATCGCGCAAGTCACTTGCGGTAACAACGAAGCGTTCAGCGAAGTCTGGTGGTTTTACCCAAGCACCGGAAGTACCCGCAACGACACGGTAGTAATATTCAACTACCTCGAAAACGTCTGGTCATACGGCAGTTTGGGTCGAAGCGCGTTTTCACCGCAATTAATCCGTGACTACCCGTTGCTGGCGAATAGTATCCAAGTGTCTTACACGACGGCGGATATCACAGCTTCAGATACCAGCATTACTTTGCTGAACGCCTCTTCATATCCCAGTGCTGGGACTATCTTTATTGACTCTGAGCAGATTACGTACACCGGGGTCACGAATAACACCGTTCTGACTGGGTGCGTGCGAGGCGTAAACGGAACGGTGGCTGCGTCTCATACGGCTTACACGCCGGTCACGATGTCCTATCCGAATCAGGTTCTTTACCACGAAGTCGGTTGGGATGATGTCTCAACGGGCACCGCGCAGCCGATCAGTTGCTTCATTGAGTCGTCAGACTTTGACATCGGTGACGGACACAACTTTGGCTTTGTGTCACGTATCATTCCGGACATTAAGTTCTTGGGATCATCGACCACGACTCCCTCTGTCAATATTTCTATCTACCCGCGCAACTATCCCGGTGCCGCATACGGCACACCCGACATAGAAACAGTGCAGGCTACGGCTGTATTGCCGTACGAGATTTACACCGAGCAGTTGTTTACGCGAGTTCGGGGTAGGCAGATGGCGGTGCGTGTAGGGTCATCGGACCTTGGCGTGTCGTGGCAGATGGGTGCATTGCGTCTTGATATCAGGCCGGATGGTCGCCGGTAATGACGACCCCACGTGGTGTAGTTCCGCCAAGTCTTCCGGTTGCTCTGCGTCAGTACGATCAGCGCAGTATGGAGCAGTTCAATAACGTCCTGCGTCTGTACTTCAACCAAGTCTCAAACCGGATCAACTCACCCGTACCACACGCTTCGTATTTCGACACTACGACGCAGACGAACCCGGTATCCAACGCTATCAATCTTTTTACGTTTAACTCGGTCGTTTCGGACTATGAAGTTACTCGTGGTACCCCGACTTCCAAAATTTACGTCGCCAATACTGGTGTATACAACTTTCAGTTCTCTGCTCAGCTAGACAAGTCTGGCGGTAGTGCGAGCGCGGTCTACATCTGGCCCCGGATTAATGGAGTCAACGTACCGGACTCAAATACCAAAATCGTTATCGACGGCCCAAACAACGAGATCGTGGCGGCGTGGAACTTTGTGCTTGTGATGGAGGCCAACGACTACTTTGAGTTGGCTTGGGAGTCTGCTGATACCGATGTCATCATTCCGTACGTGGCAGCTACTAACAACAGGCCAGCCATCCCGTCCATCATTTTAAGCGTGGTTTGGGTGTCGAACTACGGCTCGGCTATTTATCAGGCGGCTACATGATATTATTTAAGAAACTTTACCCCACGGGGGTCGTATGAACGATAAGTATCCTGCGGCGGGGTTAGCATCCCTTGTAGCCGCTCAAGGCCGTGGCGGGGACTCCACCCTCGTCCACATGAACCCCGAAGAGATTCAGGTGCTCAAGGAGTATGCAGCGGCCAACGGGCTGCCCTTGACTATCAACCCGCAAACTGGGCTACCAGAAGCGTTTTGGTTGACGGATTTCCTTAAAAAAACATGGAATACGATCAAACCAACCGTCACTAAGGTTGGCACTGCCATCCTTGAAAATCCCCAAACCACCGCTCTCCTAGCCGGTACCGCCTACGGCGCTATCAAGGGTGATCTGCAAAAGGGTCTCGAAGCGGGCATGAAAGCCTACGTTGGGACTAAGTTGCTCGGCGGCATTCAGGCAGGGATGCAGCAAGGTAGAAAGATTCCGGGTATTGCTGGCCCTGCTGGGTACAAAGAGGCTCCCCGTGGGGCAGAGGACTTTGGCGAAGTAGCGCCGGGTCTGATGGACGTTAAGCCTACCGTTGAGGCTCCACTTGGAAAAAGTCCTTCCACTGGCGGTCTTGATGCCCTTCTAGGTCGAGCACTGGGCGGCGGTCAGACCGGTACTACGCAGCAAGGGCAACAGGGACTGTACCGTTCAGGCGATCCGATCATGGACGCCATCATGCTCTACGCCACTAAAAAGGCTGAGCAGAAGATCACGGGGCAGCGTCCGGGTATTCCGACTCCGGAGCCGACGCAGTATCGCAACGTGCAGTACAGCCGTGGGCAGGTCAACCCGCTGTTCTTTACTCAGCCGGGTCAGCCGTACTTTATCGGCGGTGGTTACACTGACCAAGGTACTACTACACAGTATCCTGACTACACTCGCCCGGCGACTACGACTCCGCAACCGGGGCAGACAGCCGCACAGAATCAGCCTCAGCCACAACCGGGACAGCCACCGCCTAGGTATCAGCAGCCACCGCCTCAACAGGACCAACGTCGCTTTGGCTTGCAGATGGCCTCGGGCGGCATCGCGTCTGTAAAGAAGTTCGCAGAAGGCGGCGTCTCGGAGACGGCGAGTAATTTACAAGAGGAAACTGAAGAAGAAAGGAGGCGGAAGTATTTCGAGAATCTCCGCCCTTTCGCACCCGCCCTGACTGATTGGTATCGCACCGATGCGTCTAGCATCGGGTCAGTTCAGGGCGTTGATCCGTATAACCGCGATCCGCTTACGCGCCTTACTCAACCTACACCGCGAGGCGTAGGAACGGAAGGTCTTGCTTCACTTCAACCGTACGATGAATCACTCGCTGAGTGGTACCGTTCGTTACTTGTTCCCCCTATTGGCAGAGCCGCTGTCGATATGGGGGATTACTTTAAAACTACACCGCGACGAGGGGCGACTAACTATGGTCCTGTACCCCCTCCGCCGCCTCCGCCTCCTCCGCCACCTCCGCCTCCGCCACCTCCTCCGCCGCCTAAGACTTGCGAGGAAGGCTTCGTATACATCGCTGCACGTGTTCTTGCAGGACTTGATCCGTGCGCTAAAGAATGCTCGCCGGGCACTAAGCCCGATGCGTTAGGTTTCTGCATACCTGACGTAAAGACCTGCCCTGATGGATCTTTGCCCGACGCAGAGGGCAACTGTAATACGACCCGTAAATGTCCGGACGGCTCAGACCCTGATCCGGTCTACGGCTGCGATAAGCCTCAAAGATGTCCGGATGGATCTCTACCGGATGCCAACGGCAACTGTAATACGACCCGTAAATGTCCGGACGGCTCAGACCCTGATCCTGTCTACGGCTGCGATAAGCCCAAATTGTGTCCGGACGGATCT